GACCTATTTATTGTAAGCCTTGATAGTGTGCCCGAACTAATTATCGAGCCATCATCTTGGCCTGTCATTTGCATTATCTCTTCTTTACTTAAAGAGTTAAATGCTTTCAAGTCATTTACCATTTTACCTCCATGGTTAAATTTAAACTATACTGTAGCAAATATTGAGAGTTTGTCAAGAGTAAACTTTAGTTTCTAGCCAATTAGAGCCTACTTTGATTTCGACATCAAGAGGAACATTGAAGTCTATATCGTACATTTCTTTCATTGTTTGTATAACCTTTAAACAACCACTGCCGAGGCAGGAAGCGACAACACCCTCCTCTCCAGGATATACATCAGCCACTATGGAATCATGCACTGTGTTAATAAGTAGGCTCTTTGTATTGTTCTCTTCTAGTAATTCTTGTATGTTAATACAAGCTAAAGGAACAATGTCCGCCGTGGCAAATCCCTGCACAGGATAGTTTTTTATCTGTGTAGAGAAACTAGAACCGCCCCA